GCCCTCTGGCTGGACCGAGTCCAGAAACGACTCCCGCCGCTCTTGCATTTCCCAGAGGACATCGGCCCAGACTTCATCATGGGGCTCAGCGGCATGGCTCTCATCATAGCGAAGCACAAGCGCCAACCTCTCCAATGGAAGAAGTTGGCGCATGACCACTATGCCGACGCGCTGAAGCTCTCAGCGGTGTTGACTTGGTGGTTGGTGGCGCATCAGTTTGGATCTGCGCCGCCTGAGGTTGAAGGTGATGTTTGAGTTTTGCGCGGCCTCCCGCCCTTCTTACCGTTCTCCTTTGCGGCTGCTTTTTTAGCCTCGGAGGTCTTGAGTCCCCCGAGGCGTCCAAGTTGTTGGGCTGCTTTGTTTTTCATTGGATTAGATCAGGCCAAGTGCGCGTTGCTCCTCTTCCATTTTCGCCACGATTGCAGGGATGTGAAACATCATCAGGCTCGCAACAGTTTCGCCGACATCGGTAGAGCTTCCCGCTTCAATGTTTGCGGCGGTAAGATCGGCCATGGCTTGCTGCAACTCTTTGAGGAGGTTTTTGTTGCCGTGAGCGGTGAGCGCTTTGATGGCTTTGTCTGTCCATGATCCAGACTTATTCAGGATTTTACCCATGACGTGACCAACGGTGGCCAGATTGATATTGTGGTCGGCGGCGAGGTCTTTGAGTTCGGCGGCGGCGATTGATGTTGTGCTCATATTTTTGATCGTTCGTTGTTTGGCTGACTACCCTCAATCATTAAACCCAAGCGGCTCGGTATGCAAGCGCAAATATGAATTATTTTTTGACTCCCTCGCTTTGTCGATGGCGTCGTCCGATATTTGGGTCCGTAAATTGGTGAAGTGGTTCACCGTCTCTGAGCTGGAGGCGGCTGAGCTGTCGATCCTGCAAGCAGAAGCGGGTCGCATCCAAGACGTTGTCCAGATCACCAGCCAATCCTCCCGCGCTGGGAGCGCAACAGGCATCAGCATCAGCCCAGACGAGCGCGCAACGTGGCTACGGCGCATCGAGGAGGCGATCAACGAACTCAACGGCACCAGCGATTACAATGACAAGTGGTTCGCGCAGGATTTCTCAACCCGAACTTTTGGAACATGAGCAGAGGACGACGTGGCAACAGGAAACCAGCAGCGGCAGGCATCAACGCCCTGACGAACTTCGACGCCGCTCAGTGGTCTCCGCGCCGCGCTTACATCAACTGGGGCACGCTGGACACGTCCAAAGAGCTAACAGGCGGCGATAGGATCACCATCCTTCGCAAGGCGCGCAAAATGTATGCAGACGTTGGCCTTGCTCGTCGCATTGTGAACGGCGTTGCTAATCTTGTCGGCTATCTCAAGCCACAAGCCGCGACTCCAGACCGTGAGTTTAACCGGCTAGCGGAGGAGCTATTCGAGGAACGCGCCGGCACGCCGTTTGTGTTCGACAGGGCAGGCAAAATGGACTTCTTCCAGTGGCAAATTGCGCTTACCCGTCTCCGCATCAAAGACGGCGACTCGCTTTCTGTCCTGAGCGAAACCGAATCCAAAACCGCACGCATCATCTTCTATGAATCCCACCAAATCGCCAGCGGACAGAGCAAAACAGCCCAAGACGGCGTGTTTCTCGACAAATTCGGCAGACACGTTGCATACAACCTTGTCGATGTTAGCAATCCAAGCCAAGCAACGAGCGTATCGGCGGATAACGCTATCTTTTATGCCGATTTTGAGAGGCCGGGACAAGTGCGCGGAATATCCGCACTCGCTCACGCCCTGAATAACATCCAGGACAGTGCCGAAATCACCGCCGACGTTAAGCACGGCATCAAAATGGCTAATCAAGTTGGCCTTGTTCGCACCATGAAGGGCGGCAACGGTCCACAGGGCTTTGCTAGCGCTGTCACAACTCGCAGCACAGGCGGCAGCACCATTAATATTGAGCAAATGCGCGAAGGCGGCATGGTGGCGCAGCTCATGGAGAACGAAGCGCTGTCCGTCATCCACGACGGCAGACCGCATCCTAACCAGATGATGCTGCTTGAGTGGCTTGTGCGTGACATCGCATGGGGCGTGGGTCTGTCGCCAGAGGTGCTCTGGGACTTAGCGAAACAAACAGGGCCAAGCCAGCGCTACTTGATGGCCGAGACTCAGCGCTGGATTGAGCATGAACAGGCACGACTAAAGCAGGCCTGCCAACGCTTCTACACCTACTTCATCGCCAAAGCCGTAAAGAATGGCGAACTTCCACCGCCGCCGGCGAACTGGTGGTGGGCTGAGTGGATTCCGCAGGCTGACCTAACCATTGACCGTGGCCGCGAAGGGCGGCTTGAGCTTGAGCAGTTAGACGCAGGCGTGATGAGCTTGAATGACTACCACGCACGCAAAGGCCGCGACTGGGAAAGCGTGGAGATGCAGAAGGCGCGGGAGATTTTACGCCGCCGAGAAATCGAATCTGAAATGGGACTTGAAGAAGGCGCATTAGACGGATTCAAACAGAAGCAACTCGACATCCAGGAGGATCAAAATGAGCAACAAGACATGGTATCAGATCAAAGCCAAGAGTGACAAGCCCAAGGCGGCAGACATCAGCATTCACGACGAGATTGGATTGTGGGGCGTCTCCGCATCTGCATTCATGCGTGACCTTCGCGGCATGGGCGAGCTGGACGAGATCAACCTTAGCATTCACTCTCCCGGCGGCGATGTGCTGGATGGCTGGGCGATTTACAACAGCCTGAAAAACTCCAAGGCTAAGATCACCGCGCGCGTCGAAGGGCTTGCCGCGTCGATGGCTTCGGTGATTCTGATGGCGGCTGATACGGTTGAGATCCCGGAGAACGCTTACATCATGATTCACAATCCGTGGGGATTAGCTGTTGGCGACGCTGAAGAAATGCGCGACACCGCCGACCTGCTCGACAAGCTCGGCAATGGACTCGTCAACGCTTACGCATCCCGCACTGGCAACGACGAGGACGAGATCCGCGAGATGATGAGCGCGGAGACCTGGATGGACGGCAAGGAAGCGGTAGAGCGTGGATTTGCTGACAAGCTGATCGGTGCCGTCGCTCTCAGCGCACGCGCTTTTGACTCGCGCAAATTTAAGATGACACCCAAGTCTCTCCAAGCCAATTCCGAAACCGCTCCAGAGGTCGCTCCTGTGGACGAAACTGCAAACGCGCCAGTTGAGCCTATCGCTCCTGTTGATGCGGATGCTGAAACTGAGGTTGAGCCACAAGCTCCCGAAGTCGAGGTGACGGAACCCCAAGCAAAGTCACTGCTGTCACGGTTTACTGCCCTTTTTGGTGGTGACAGTGACTCAGCGCTGAAAGCTGAACTCGCTAACAAAGACGACCAAATCCAGGCGTCTTTGAAAGTGATTGATTCGCTGAAAGCACAAGTGGCTGCGCTTGAACCTAAGGCCAAAGCCTTCGACGAAGCCACGGCTGAAATTGCACGGCTTGAAGCTGAACGGCAAACGGCAGAAGCCAAAGCAGCGGCCCAAGTCGCATCACTCGGCTTTACTCCCGAATCTGAACGGAGCCTGCCAGACGCTGAGACCGACAAGGGCGACATCCTCGCGCAATACGACGCGATCACTGATCCTGCCGAACGTGGCAAGTTCTACAATCAAAACCAAAAGGCCATCCGCGCCGCACAATTCAAATTCAAATCCTAATCACATCCCATGGCTACTCTCTTTAACGACAAGCTGTTCGGTCAACGTGCTTTCCAGCAACTGACCGAGATCCTGACTCCGCTCAACGCATTTGCTACCGACATCTCCTCCGAGGTGCGCGGTCAAGGTGATGCCGTCATCGTGCCGCTCTTCGGCAACGTGACGACCACCACCTTCACTCAAGCGAGTGACGTTTATGAGCAGACCGGCGGCCTCATCACCGCAATCACCGTCAACCTGAACAAGCGCAAGATCACACCGATGGATCTCACGCTGCAACAGTTGGCGGAATCCAGCAACGCAGGCCGATTCGATCAGTTCGCTGATCAGCTTGGCCGCTCCATGGCTCAGGCTGTCCTCACTGACATCTGGAGCTTGATCACCACGTCGAACTTCGGCTCCGCGATCATCACCACCGCTGCCGCTAACTATGGCCGCGCTCAACTCATCGCCGCTCGCAAAGCTCTGCTTTCCGCCGGCGTCCGTGGCGACAAGTCTTTTGTTGCTAACATGGACATTGAGGCCGCGATGCTGGGTGATGACAAGATCACTCTAGCACTAAACCGTGGCGACTCGCTCGCCATCAAGGAGGGCCTGCTTGGTCGCTTGCTCGGCATGGACATCTACTCCTCAGACGTCATCCCGCTCAATAGCGTCTCGCTTGCTGGCTTCGCCTGCGGCAAAAACGCCATCGCGGTCGCCATGCGTCAGCTTGGTGATTACCTCCCAACGGAGGACTCCGAAGCCGTTGAGCAATACGTGGATGCTGAAAGCGGCATCTCCGCTCTCTACACCCGCCACTGGAGCCGCGCACAAGGCAAATACTTTGCCAACCTGCACTGCCTCTACGGCTACGCCACCGCCGTCACCAACGAGCTGAAGCTTTTCACGGTGCCTTAACTCGTCTCCCGAAGCGGCGCGGTCCTCTAAAGGGGGCCGCGCTTTTTTGTTGCGCGATTTGGCGTGAAGTGTTAAGAACTCAGCATGAACGATTATCACTGGGCAGACATTGCCGAAGCACCACGAGATGGGACTTGGATACACGCTTGCCAGTTCCTTCATGATGGGCACCCTTATTGCGTTGAGGTCGCATTCGTTGACGGCGGATTTGAGGACAGTAGCGGCTGTTTGTGGGAGCCGCAATACTTTGTGAAGGAGGGGCCAAAGCCATGAAGGTAATTGAAAGCAACAATTCCTGTGATCACGTCATTCAATGGGAGGATGGCAAGTTTCGGGTATTCATAGGCGCAGGCGGATTACCCAAGGATTTAGGATGGGACGTTTTGATGTCATCTGGCTTTTCTTGCACTTACCAAACAAGCGACCCTGAGTCAGTTCGCCGCCTTACCGATATGGGCGTTGCAATTTCACAACAAGCCGCCGACAAACTGAATGAACTATAAACGCAAGCTCACATTAGCCGTGATCTACGGCAACGTCGAAAACATCATGGAGCGGTTTCTGCGCTCCTTTGCTCCGCTGGTTGATGAGGTGGTTTTGGTGCGGGCGATCGGCGATCAATATCCGGATGAATCATGGCGGATCGCAAAGGTTGCGCTCAAGGAATTGGGCGTAAAATACAAATTCAAGTGCTACCAGAACAAGCTCACAACTAACTGGCCGCACGTTGACGACTTCGCCGCAGCCCGCCAAATGGCGTTCGACATGGCGACAAATCAATGGGTGATGTGGGCTGACACCGACGACATCCTTGACCCGCGCTACATCCCAATCATCCGCCGCGCCTTGGATGGCTTAGAGGACGAATTCACAGGCATTCAATTCCCATACGAAGTGCCCGAAGACTGCGTGACCGTGATGCGTGAGCGCATCGTGAGAAAAGACGCATGGAAATGGCAAAGCCCGATTCATGAATGCCTGATGCCGATCGTTCAGGACGCCAACATTGGCACCCTAAACAACGTCAAGATCGTTCACGCGCCCATCTCTCACCGAGCGCCGAACAACGAGCGCAACATGCGGATTCTGGAGAGCATACCCGAAGCCGAGCGCACCGTGTCGCAGCGGTTCCATTACATGCAGACGCTCGACCTTGTGGGGCGTCACGATGAAGCGATGAACGAAGGCGCAAAGCTCGTTCAAGATCCCGAAGTCCCGCCCGTGGAGAAGTATCAGATCTACTGCTTCCTTGCCAAGGGCGCGCCGGAGCCGATGCGCTCACAACTTTACCTGCAAGCGGTCGCCATCGACCCATCACGCCGGGAGGCTTACGCTGAGCTATGTAAGGGCGCATTCGCCCGTCAGAAGCCGCAAGAGATGATTGCTTGGGCTCGGTGCCTGCGCTCGCAACCAAAGCCCTACGAGTGGCCGTGGAACGCTCGCCGATCGCTATGGGGACGTGAGGGCATTGAAGCTCACGCGATGGCGCTACGGGCAAACCTAGACTTCGCCGGCGCTGACACCCATGAATTGAACTTCTTTAAACGCCACGGCGCCAAGATTAGCTTGCTTCACGCGACCCGTGGACGAGTCCAGCAAGCCGCAGCCGCTCGCCGCAAGTGGTTAGAAAAAGCCGCGAATCCTGACGCCATCGAGCATATTTTCGCCATCGACGAAGACGACGCCGAAAGCATCCAATACCTAACCCTTTGGCGGCACCGAATCGTTCAGGGCGACGGTGGCCCAGTGCGCGCTTGGAACTACGCCGCCGAAGCATCGCATGGCGAGATCCTGATTCAACTCTCGGACGACTGGGAGCCGCCGATGCATTGGGACAAGATCATTCTGGAGCGGATGGGCGACACATCGAAGCCTGCCGTTTTGCAAATCTCGGATGGACACCGCGAAGATGACTTGATGTGCATGGCGATCTTGACCCGCGCCCGATACCTTGGCCAAGGCTACCTCTTCCATCCTGATTTTTTCAGCATGTATTCAGACAACTGGTTTTCTGAATGCGCTCACCGGGACGGCGTGGTGATTGATGCGCGGGATGTGGTTTTTGAGCATCTGCATCCTGCATTTGGTAAGGCTCAAGTCGATGAGACTTACGCAAGGTCGAACATGCCATCAAACTACGTCGAAGGCGCCCAGCATTTGCAGCGACTCCAGAACGGCGCGATCACATCATGGGATGTCGAAGGTTGGTGCGACTTCCGCGACCTCTACACGGCGATTGCACGCAAACTGCAAGACGGCGATACGTTCGTCGAGGTAGGAAGCTGGAAGGGCCAGAGTATCATCCACCTTGCGCAGCGATTGCAGGACATGGAGAAGGCGGTCAAGCTTTACGCTGTTGATACCTTCAAGGGCGATGCTGACACGGGAATTCTTGAAGTGATGAAGGAGTTTGATCACAACGTGCAAGCGGCTGGATGCAGCTATAACGTGATCACTGTGGCGATTCCCTCAGTCATGGCGGCGACTGGTTTTGGTGACTCATCCCTGGCGGGCGTATTCATCGACGCCGCGCACGATTACGATTCAGTCCTCGCCGACCTCAAAGCCTGGGCGCCGAAGGTCAAAGAAGGCGGCATCATCGCCGGTCACGACATCGACGCCGAAGGAGTGCAACGGGCGCTGGCTGAGATGGGCTGGGAGTATCACGTGGTAGGGCGCTGCTGGGTGAAGAAGAATCAAACCAAGGAGACGAACGATGAAAAGACACAATAAAAGCGCACGTCCATTATTGGCAGGAAAGATGCACGGAACAGGTCAAATAGCGGTATGGTGCCCATACTGTAAGCGCCATCACTTTCATGGATGGGATCACACTAGCGCAGATAATGAAGCATCTCACAGGGGCGCGCATTGCGACGACGATTCACCATTTAAAACTGGCGGTTACTACATCACAATCGAGCCAACACCATGACTCCAAAACTCTCCATCCTAACTCCCGCCATCTGGCGCAGAATCGACAAAACGCGCTCCCTCGCGGATCTCATCGCACCCCATCCGCAAGCCGAGCACGTCGTTGTTCTCGACAACATGACCCGCTCAGTCGGACTCAAGCGCCAAGCGTGCATGGACGCAGCGATTGGCGATTACGTCATGTTTTGCGATGACGACGACGAGATCTTTGCCGAGACGATCCCGCTGATTCTCG